CGTGGGGAGGAGATCTCTTCGACGTCCAGGACCTCCGCGCCGCCGACGACCCGGCCGGGCAGCTCCTCCAGGAGCGCCTGGCGGCACCGGTACGCGAGATCCACCGCCGCCTTGCGGTCCTCGTGGTAGACGCTGATGTCGATGTCGGCCCGGTCCATGCGGTCCCGGACCATGCGGAAACCACCGGAGTGCTCGACGTAGATCATGGGCTGGCCGGCCTGGTGGCCCACGTGGTCCCCGGTCACACTCCCGGCAGGAAGGCCGGGGACGGACCGCAGGAAGACGACCACCACCTCGACGGGATCAACGATCACTCGACCCTCGCCTCCTCCAGGGCCCGCTTGAGGAACCAGCGCCCCGCGCGCGGACGGCCCTTACGGTCGGTCCAGCCACGCTCTTGCAGCATCGCGTGCCTCAGCCGGGCGTCCACCTCTACGACGACCTGCCCGTACCAGCCGGCCCGGCCGAGGGCCAGGTGCGGCTTGATGTGGTGGCGGATGGTGTTCCAGTGCGCCTTGGTCGGGCGCTTCGGCTCCGGGGCCGCCGCCACAGCCGACTCGGTGAGCTTGAGCGTGTGCAGCTCCACCAGGTCCCGCATCTCCGGGGACAAGAAAAGGGGATCTTCCCAGTTGGCCGTCAGCCGGAGGGTGAACTTGCTCATCGCACCACCCTCCACGCACGGATACGGACATGAGGCAAAGAGCCCTGGGTCCACCGGGCGGGCTCGCCGTCGACCTCAAACCACCGGCCCCGCCACAGAACGCGGTCCGCGGAATCGACGTCCGCCCCCGCCGGCAGGTAGAGCACCAGCCGCTCCTGGGCGGTCTCCCGGGCCGGGGAGCGGACCTCAAAGGACCGGTCCGGCTGCACGCTCGCCCGCCCGGACCAGACCCTCACCGCCTGCTGCCAGTCGCGGTGATTGGTGTACGCGGTCGGGGCGAGCGGAGCCCGGTGCACCTCCACGTGTTCGGTAAAGAGCAAAGGGCATCAGCCCCGGGACAGGCTGATGGTGCCCAGCGGGCGGCGGTAGCGGCGCAGGCCCTCGCGGGCAGCCGGTGACAGAGACTGCGTCGCGGAGGCCCCCCACTGCACTTCCATGTCGCCGACGCGCTCACTGACCACCCCGGGCTGCATCGACAGCCAGCGGATGACCTCGGAACACACCACGGCCCGGATACCGGGGGCCTCCCCGTCGTACCGGCTCCCGCAGTAGTCCCGCACCAGCGCGGCGGCATCCGTGATGAACGCCTGCGCCCTCGGCTTCTCCGACTCCTCGAAGAGGCGGCCCATCCGGATCTCGATATCGGTAATGGATACGGGCATGCGACTCCCGGATTAGGAGCCAGACGGCGCGGGCGCCTTCTCGGTGATCGAGACCTTCAGACCACGCACAAACGATTCGCCGATCCCGACACCACGCACCGAGTAATCGGGGTCCTCCCGGACCGTGGACAGGCCGTACATGGTGTCCAGGCCGATGGTGTCCGCCTTCTTGCCGTAGTCGTAATCGATCAGCATGCGCGTGGCGATTCCGTTGATGTTCTGAATCGAGCCGTTCACGGCACCCATCGGAATGGCGGGGCAGGCAGAGACCAGGATCATCGCCGACTTGTGGAAGAGGTACATCTCAAGGCCGAAACTGTTGTGAATCACAATGTCGAAGCCGTAGATCCTGCCAACGACCGCGCGCCGCAGGGCGCTTGTGTCGCCGCTGTAGTCGACCGCCACGAATTCGGGGTCCTTGAGGAGGATCGCTTCGACCTCGGGGCCGGCGATCAGGTACCGCTCGCCGGCCGGGACGTTCGCGAGGTTCATGGCCATGCGGGCATCGACCAGGGCCGTGCGCAGGCCCAGGGCGCGGCGCTTCATGTTCTCGCCCGTACCGTCCGCGACCGGGATGCTGACCTCGACGTCTCCGCCGACCACCTTCTTCTGCGCCGGGCTCAGGCCACTACGGTTGATGTTCGCCTTGATAAAGCTCGCGGTGGTGTCATCAAAGTATTCAGCAAAACCGCGGGTCAGCTTCGTGAGAATCTGGCTGCCGAACTGCTTCAGGTCGAATGCGACCTGTTCCATGCTCAGAGTGGTGGCGTTCTGGGCGAGTGTGGTGAGCTGGACCGGGAAGCGGGATTCGTTGATGAAGCCGACCGGTGCCCGCCGGTCATTCGTCGGCAGCGGTCGGTCAGACACTGCGGCGAACTTCGTCTTGTCACCCTTCACCGGGTTCCAGATCGGCTCGGTGATCCCGGACGCCTGGACCGGAATGCCACGGGATTCCCGGTTGACGTTGATGACGTCACCGAGCCCGCCGGTAAAGGACAGCTCAGAGTAACGGGCGGGGATACCACCGAGAGTGAGCTGACGGTCAAGCAGCCCCAGAGCAGCAATCGTCACCTGCTTGGGGTCAAGATTCAGATGGTGGGTCGTAAGAGCCATAGGCGCCTCCTCCAAGAGGGCATAAAAAAGCCCCCCAGGAATGGAGGGCTGCAAAAGAATCATGCGAGGCTAAAAGATCTTGCCACCAGTAATGTGATTCACCAGTTCGTCAGGGTCCATGCTGACGGTGCCACCGCTACCGCCACGGTGGTACCCGGCGCCCATGAGCTGAGGAAGCCGCGGGCGTGCGGCGGAGACGGTGTCTCCCTTGGCGACGAACCGCGCGATCCGGTCGGTGTCGGGCCGGCCGTCCTCGCCGAGGAAATGGGTCAGGTCCAGGGCCTCCGTCTGTACCGTGACACCCGCAGCCGCGGCCTGAGCGCGGATCTCGGCCTCGGCCAGCGAGGGCGACAGCTCCGAAAGCGTCTCCCGCCGCCCGTCCTCGCGGGCCTGGGCCAGCGCCTTCTCCTGGTCCGTCATCTGCGACTGGCGGAACTGCTCCAGCTCCTGACTGGCAGCCTCGAACCGGGCCTTCCACTGCTCCAGCTCTGCGGCGGCACCGTCGGGTACCGGCAGGGCAGTCGGCGGGCCGTCCCCGTCGCCGTCGACGGGCGTGGGGGCGTTGGGCGTCTCATTCATACTGATCTCCATCACTTCATCTCGTGGATTTTCCGGCTCGCGTTACCCGAATTTCCCTGCGGCGGCTTGTGCGCCATGCGCGCGGCCTTCGCCTCACTAGGGGCGTTGCCCGCTGCCGGTCCCGCTTGCTCAGGCTTCGGGCCGAGTTTCTGGATCTCCGCTGCCGCCTTCGCGTCTTCCTTCCGCATCGCGCGGAAGGTACTGATCTGCGAGGGGGTATAGCCCGCATCACTCCAGAGCTGCTCTTCAGGAACATTGAGCTGCTGAAGCTTGAGAAGGGCGTCGATGTGCTGGGCCTCGGTCCGGTATTCCGGGTCCCGCCAAACGGTCTCCATGGCGAATTCCTTGGCCCGCTTGTCACCCTTGATCGCGAAGCACAACCGGATCACCTGCTCCCAGGATTCCCCGAAGTACAGCATCCGTTCGCGGACCTTGGCGACTAGCCCGGCCTCCGAGCTGATAATGGCCTCACCGGAGGGCGGCGGGCCGCCGTTCACCAGGAAGTAGTAACTGGGGGTCCTGGATATGGAACTGAGGTGCTGTAGGAGGAGACCTACCAGGTCGCAATAGTTGCTCAGGCTGGCGGCTTCGAACTGGCCGAATTTGGCCTGCGGGTCCTCGGCCTGCAAAAGTTTGTCGACGGCGACCTTGAAGGGCTCGATGGGATTGCCCTGGTCGTCCTCCGTGATCTCAAGGCCGGTGACGTACCGCTGTGGCCAGGCGGCGAACTCGGACGCGGTGAGAGCATCCGCCGTCACCTTATTGATCGCCGACTGAATGGGAATCACGTTGGCGAGGTCTGAGTACGGGTCACCCGCGAGGCGGGAACGGTTATGGAAGGGGACGACCGGGACGACACCGAGATGGTTCGGGGTCTTGGTCCCGTTCTCCCACTCGGTCTGACCGCGCTTGACCTCGTAGACGTACTCCTCGGTCCACAGCGTCACCCACTGCCGGCCCCAGTCATCGAGGAAAAACCGGGCCGCGGCCTCCAGCTCGGTGCGCGACCCCGGCTTGTACTGCACGACCATTTCCTCAGCCGACACTGGCTGAATCGACGGCTCCCCGTCGGCCCCCTGCCACACCAGCACGTACGCACGGCCCTGGATCATCGCGTCCAGGTGCACGCCGGTCGACAGGACATCCATGCCGCTGCGCTGCCACATGTCCCGGGCGTCCGTGTCGAACCCCGGGGTATCGGGTATGCGGAAACCCTCCACGGCCATGCGCTCAGTTGCGGAGTCGATGATCAGGCCGCAGAAATTGTCACGCCAGTTCTCGAAGACCTCGCGGAACTCGGCCTTGAAGCGGGCCTGAGAGAATGCGAGCCGCTGGTGCTCCCCCTCGTAGTACTGGGCGTACCGCCACATGTCCGGGAGCTGGTCGGTGAGTTTGCCGTGCAGATAGGCCAGCCAGTCAACAGGGGTTTCCGGGGGGCCGACGGCGGTGTAGCCGGTGGGGGGAACAATCAAGCAGATACCTCAAACAGTTTGGGGGGGAGGGGGCCGCACGGGCTTTCAACCCCTTTCGGCTCACCCCCGCGTACGCGGGGGCCGGTTACTCGTGGGCGGTGCGGCCCCCTCGGGATGCGCTGACCTCACGTCGGCCCGACGATCACCCGGTAACCCCGCGAGTGCACGGCAGCACGGGCCAGCGCAGTGCGCAGGCCGGCCGGGGACAATGCCCCGGGCCGGCCCGGTCTAGAAGCCGATGACGCGCCGGCGCTTGAGGTGCAGGCGACCGTCGGCGATTGCGTCGGCGCGGCCCTCGAAGGCGAGGATCGCGCACACGGCCAGGTCAATCTTCTTCTTGGAGCGAGGAGATTCCTTGGTGATCAGCAAACCCTGGGGGACTTCTCTCGTCACGGCATTGAGGCAATGCCGGGTGAGGCCCGGATCACCGTCGTGCTTCAAGTCGCCGACGACCACGGCGGAATGGAGCCGCTCAGTGGCTTCGCACATTCTCATGGGTTTGTTGGTCCAGTACTCGAAGACGTAATCATCCCCGTACTCGATGGACCACCGGCCCAAGGCTTCCTGCCAGTACGGCGGGTCACCGTAGAACCAT